CGCTGGTATCCCTCGGTCGCCATTACCGCCGCCTCGATCGCGCGAGCCTTGTTTGGCACGGTCTCGAGGTAGGCCAAGACTCTCAGGTCGAGCTTGGCACTCAGTGTCCGCTTGGTGCGGCCGGTCTTCGGTCGGCCGCGTGGTCGCTTACGCGTCATTGCTTCCTTTCTGCCGCGTTGCGGCGGTGTGACTATCCTTCGCTTCGAGACACATCCGCCACATCGTGGCCTGCCTCTCGCAGCACGTCGGCCACGTAGCTTTCGTCATCGGCCGCTAGGATCGGATCATCACCAATGGGGCTATCGTGCTCGCCGCGCAATCGGATCGATCCATCGTTGCTCTGGTAGGTATGGTAGGTGTGCTCGTTACCGGCTGCCGTGGTGATCGTGTAGGTGCTCATGATCCTGTCCTTTCGTGGGCTCGCGCCCGTGGTGGTGGTGTGGTCTAGCGATTGCCGATCGTGTACCGATCGCCGTCGGTATCCTCAATCCAGCCCCAGCCGCCGTCGGCGATCGCGGCCTCGGTCACCATCGCGTCGAGTGCCGCGCGGGCCTCGTCCCAGTTCGCGGCGTCAAGCGTGCCAGACTCAGAGTCAGTGGCGTAGTTGTAGGTCGGCATGATTCGTCTCTTTCGTTTGGTGGGGTTTGGTAGGGTCTGGTGGGAACTAGATGCGCCGCAAGTCGCTCAGCAGCACCGGCGTCGCGACGAGGCTATCCCATCGCACGATGGCCCGGTCGCCGTCGATGCGGTCGACAGTCCCCGTGTCGCGATCCTCGCCACGGCCAGCCGTCACGCGATCACCGACGTGGATGGTGGACTCTCTCGCCATCTTGATCGCCTTGCGTCGCGCCGCAGCCGACAGCTTGTGGCACGCGGTGTAGTGGCCTGCGACTGAATCCCAGACTCGCACGTCGTCGCCATCGACCCGCACGCGGTGGTTTGCGATCGAGCCGCCCGAAAACGCCTTGCACTTGATGGTCACGATCATGATTCATTCCCTTTCGTTTGTGGTTTCGTTGCTCGCGATGGTTCTATTTTACCTATCGGCCATTTTCGGGCAAGCCCTAAAATAGATTCAACACGATTTTTCCGCCGAGAAGCGGCGTAGAAATTCCGTAAGTCCAGTCGCCAGATCGCGTTCTGGCGGGAGAAAATTTGGCGGAATTAGGGGGCGTGGCGGCTATTTTTCGAGCCGATCAAGGGCCTCGACGCCGCAGCGCCCAACGACAACGCCAAGCAAAATCCAGGCTGGCGGAGCGGCCGAAAGCATTGGCACGTAAGCTAATTCGAGCAATCCAAGCAATACCAGGGCGGCGGCAGACGCAAAGCACGATCCGGCCACGGCGTGCAGAATGAAACGGCGCATGAAACCTCCGAGTGTGGGCAGTCCGCGCAGCCTACACCCGCACCCGCAAGGACGCAAGAAAATCTACCCACCGTCGCGCCATCGCCTCCCCTGAGTGCTCCCGCCGCACGATGCCAGCCACGGCCTCCAGTCGCTCGCGCGGTGCGTCCGCTGCTCCGACGATGGCTTGGGCCACCTGCTGCGGCGTGGGGTGCAGAGGCAGGTAGTTCGCCGCCGCGAATCGGCACTGGCGGTCAATCTCCGGCAGCACGCCAACCGGCGTCGACACGAGGGGCACGCCAGCCGCTAGGGCTTCGACTGGCGCGAGTCCGTAGCCCTCCGCCGCGCTCAGCATCAGGGCCACATCTGACGCCACGAGCACGTTGCCGATGTCGCCACGGGCAGGGCTCACGACGATGCGCCCAGCGCGCCTACCAGCCGCCGCCATGATCCGCTCGCGGTCGCCACCGTCGCCGACCAGCCACAGCCAGCAGTCGTCAGGCAGATGCTCGATCGCCGCCGCTGCGAGGTGCAATCGTTTCTCCTTCGACAGTCGCCCGACGCTCACCGCGACTTTCGCATCCCGGGGAATGCCCGCCGCTTCCCGGGTGGCGCTCCAATCCTCCGTAGGTGTCAGCCTGTCCAGGTCGATACCGTTGTGCAGTATGGTCGCCTCACCCGGCACAGGTCGCGCCGCAGCTTGCGACACCGCTACCCAGCGGTCGATGATGTCTTTAGCACCGGCCATCCACCAGTCATGGCAGCCGTGGCTGATTCCGATCGTCGGCACGTCGACCGCTCGCAGTGCGGCCAGCGTCTCGCCAGTCGCCGACCACACCAACAGCACGTCCGAGCCTTGCGCCACGGCGTAAATCGCGTCCGACGGTCTTCCAACGCGGTGGATCGCCTCGTGCTCGATTGTTCCGACGACTGGACAGAGGGCCGCCAGTTCGGCCAGTGTCGGCTCGTGCAGCACGCCCGACCCGCCCGTGAATGCCACTCCCGCAATGTCGACACCGTGCGCGGGTAAATGCCGTGCCAGCGTGATCGCCCAGCGCTCGACACCGCCCGCAAGCAGGTTTGGAATCACGATGCCGACTCGCCGCCCATGCGGTCGCTCGACCGTTTCGCCGCCCCACTTATGGAGCGGGCACGCCGTGGTCGCCATGCGGAGCTTGTTCGCGAAAGCCCATCGCGAGCGATTGATTTTGCATCCGCACTTGCGGCACGCCGCGCCATTAAACTGATCGCACGGCTGGCAGATCGCGAGCAGGCTCTCGACCTCGACATCGCTCCGCACGGGACGCCCGGCGGCGATCCACGTGGCTAGTTCTCGTGCGTAGCTGGAGAGCTTCGACACCAACGCAGGCTCACCGCCCTCAATCACGCCGCACTGGCGAATCCTCTTTGCTGCCGCGCGCTTCGCTTGGTATCCGCAGCGCCGGCATTTCCCCGCAGAATCAAAATCGCATAGGCTCATACGCTCACGCACCTACACGGCAGACAGATATACAGAGCCCGGCGTGTCATCGCATAAAAAATACTCTGGAAGCGGTCCGGAAAGTCCGTCGCAGCACTCATATCCCGCTGGCGACACATCGACAAAATCCGGCGGAAGCATTTCCGGAGGAACCTCAAGGTTAGCCACGGCGCTGCAGGCAAATCCATCTGCGTCAACCTCCACGCTCCATTGGTAGGAGTTCCTGAAGTAGCCGTCATTCGCCCCGCCGCAAGTCTCCATATCTCCTGGCTCGGGCGGCGAGTGGTACGGCCCGCGACCTCCAAGCCAAAGATTCACAATGATGGAGTATCTCCACACATTGTCATCGTCGAGAAAGCAGTTAATACGCAACTCGACGCGGCGGTACGAGATAAACCAATCCGACGAGCTGCACGAATCGAGCGAATCCGCGTCGCAATCACGCGATCCCTCCTCGTAATACCATGCGCACGAATACGGAATTCGCGACAGCGTATAGGTTCCGCTGACGTACGAATCGCACGTGCCGCAGAGATCGTCAGACAGTGTGATGTCGACCTCGAATTCTGCTGGCGCATCATCGCTGCAACAGCCGAAACACGGAAGATTACAGCAGTTGCAACCAAGCGAGCCAAAGGAACGAACCATCACGCGCACTCCGCGGCTTCAATGACCCATCTTTCTTCGTCGTCGTACCATTGCAACAACACGTCGACGTCGGCGGCGATTGCGGCCAGGTTTGCGGTCATGTGGTTGTAGTGCGCCTCAACACTGCCGGGGTCGCTGATATTGTGCAGGCGTACATTCACCGTCCCCGATCCGTCTGCCGGAATATCGTCGACGGTGTGCCCCTTGCGGCGATAGAGCGCGTCGCCCAAGCAGATCAGGCACGTTTTAAGCCCAGTCCCAGCAGGCTTAGAGATAATGCGCGCCGGCCCGCCGAAGTTGCTTTGCGGGTTGGCGTCGGACGTCTTGAAGTAGATGTGGGTATGCTCCTCGTCGATGACGTCGACTTGCGCCAGGACCGGACCCCAAATCGCCAGGCGTCCCCATTTGCCGTCTGGCACGTCGTCGAGCAGCACGCCGCACGGGCCTATTCCGCTGCGCAGATCGCCGTCGACCATGATGTTCTGCGGCTCGTACGCCGTCGTCTGGAGCGCGCCGATCTGAAGCGCCTCGCCCTTGACGCGATTCGCCCCTGAGGAGTTGAGCGCCTTGACCCAGGAAATCTGGCCGCTTGGGAGCGTTGCCGCCTGCTGTCCGCCCGCGAAATGCCGCAGGTAGTAATCCTTGGCTTCGAGCACGTTATTGACGACGCGAGCGCTCCGCAAAGGATCACTGCGGCCACCGACTCGCGTTCCAGGCGATACGCGTTCCATTTACCCGATCCCCAGAATCGAGCCCAGATTCGTCCGCGTGTAGATGCGCTCAACGATCACGTAACGCGGCTTGCGAATGCCTACGCCATCGTCCGCGTCGTCTTCGTACTTGATCCAGGCGTAATCGTGGCCTTCCTTTTCGACGACAACGATATCTCCGACGTTGAGGTCAGTCACGTTCTCCGATGCCTCGAAATGGTAGGCAACCTCAGTCTCAGCGTCCGTGCCCTCCTCGCCATCCGCTCCGAGAAACAATACTTCACCAGCCGCGAAGCCCATGAACGGCACGCTGTTGACCGTGCCAGTCGCCCGCGCGATCCGCTTCATTTGCGCGAGCGTGATAATGCCCAGCGGGTGGCGATAGTGGATCGTGAACCGAAAGGCAGGTGTCACTTTGTCCACGCCGTCGACGCGGTCATCCTGCACGAAGCCGATCACGTTGCGAAAGTCGGGGTCGGCGTCGCCGGGGTCGGCCTTGTAGGTGTTCTGCGTGCCGCCAAACGGCCCTGAGTTTTCGATGTGGGTCGTGCCGCCGAGCGTCGAAAACGAGAACCGCCACGAACCGGAAATGTGCTTGCGCGGCGCGTAGGGGACTGTGATGTAGTAGACGTCGTGCCCCTGCGGTTCGAGCTGCACGTCCTGGCGATAAAGCACACCCACGGCCGTCGCGATCATCGCCGGAGTGAACGCGAGCGCGTAGCTGTGTACGTCATCTTCCGACGTAATTCCCTCGGACACATATTCGAGCGTCTTTGAGGGCGGGTTGGCGGTCATTCGTCCCGAACCAGGCCGCTCGTCAAACTGAAAGCTCACGCGTATGCCTCCTGCTGCTGCGCACGCTGTAGACGCTCGATCTTCTCGATGTTGTCATCCATGTGCTCAAGCGCGCGCAGTTGCTGCCGCGCCACGTTCTGCGGACCCGTCGTGCCGCCGCCAAGTGCAAACAGCGACGAAGCTGAAAACGCCCCGACGGTCCGCCCCGAGATCCCCGGCTGGCGTTGCTCCTCGGGCGGTCCTTGGAATTGCTGCCGCAGTTGCCTCGCCGCTTCCGCCTGTCCCGCCGCCGCGCGCCGCTTGAGGTCCAGTTCTTCGCGGGCCTTTTTCAGGGCTTCTTCGCGGTTCTTGATCGCCGCCGTGCCATCTTCGTCGGTACGCCGTCGGGCCGCAGCCTTCTGGTCGTCAATTGCTTGCAACGCTCCAATTCTTTCTTGCTCAATCTGCGAGCGCTCTTTCATGCGCTGCGATTCGGCGCGGCGAGTTCCTTCGTCGCGCTTTTCGCCACGTGAATTTGAGTAAACCATCGCCTCGATTGCCACCTCGCGGCCTTTGCGCTCCGTTTCGTCGATCAGACCCGCTAGATACTTCAGATCATTGACTATAACTGCAATTGACCCCAAAAACTGCTGCATTCCAGGCTGATAAAACACATCCGACAATGCTTGCGTCATCCAATGCGCAAGCTCCGACCACGAATCTTTTAGGTTTGCTAACCATTCGACAAAGACCGACGCCACCATCGCCGTCGCCTCATTCCATACCGTCTCGAAATACCACACAGCATCGCTCCAGGCTTTGTCAGCCTCATTCGCCGCGCGCGTCCACATCAGATTGAGCCCGGCCAGCGCGACGTCCGCCGCAAGCTGTAGATCGCCGCCCGCGACTGCGTCGACAATGCCACGCCACGTGTCGCCAAAATCGCTCGACAGCGCATCGAGCACGCTGGCCGAGTGCTTCGCGAACGCGGTCATCTGGCCGCCAGCCCATTGGATCGCCTTACCGGTCGTGTCGGCCCCAACGCCGGCGCGGTACAGGCCATAGGCCACCCCCAGCAGCGCACCGCCGATCAATACGACAGGATTGGCGAGCAAACCCAACACGCCGCCGAGCGTGGCGAACGTCGCTATCCCCGCCTTGGCCACGTCGAGCACCGCCGAGATCGCCCCGCCCTGCACCGCGAATAGCACGCCCACGCCGGCCAGCGTCAGCCCGACCGCCGCCACTGTCTTGACCGCTTCCTCGTTCGCGCGAGCCCACGCGAGCACTTCCTTGGCGATGTCGAGCGCCCCAGCCAAGAACTCCGTCGCAGCCGGGGCGAGCGAGGAGCCAATCACGCTGGCCGTATTGCTCGCGATGGTTTGCAGGCGTCCGAGTGCGTCGCCAAAATCGTCGGCCGCTTTCGCCTCGGCGGTCGTCATGGCGCCAAGTTCTTCAGCCTCTTTGCGCAAGGCTTCGAGGTCGCTCAGCATCGGCAGCAGCGCGACAGAGCTTTTGCCGAGCGTCTCGATCGCTAGCGCCGAACGTCGGGCTGGATTCTCAATCTTGCCGATCGCCGCGGCGACCGCCGTGAACTGCTCATCGGGGCTCATTGTGCCGAGCTGCCGCCAGTCGAGCCCCAGTTCTTGAAACGCCTTGCGCGCGTCCATCGACCCAGCCCGTGCCGCTGCCATCGTGCGATGCAACTTGACGATCGCCTTTTCGACGTCCTCAATCGACGCGCCGGTCTGGTCCGCCGCATAGGAGAGCTGCCCCAGTGCCTCAACACTCGCGCCGGTCCGCGCCGCCATGTCGTTCAGTGCCGAGCCAGCAGCCTCGAAATGCTTGAGCGAAGCGAGTAGTGGGGCCACGATCGCCGCCCCAGCGCCAGCAATGCCGAGTCCCACGGTCCGCAGTCCGTCGCCGAACGCTCGCAGCCTGGCTTGTGCGTCCGCCAGACCCGCGACAAACGCGCCTTTTTTGACGAACAGTTCGACAAATGCCCGTCCCGCCGTGATGTCGCCGCGACCACCAGCCATCAGAAAATCACCTTCCCGCCGTTGGCTCGAATCTCCGCGATCTTGGCGTCGACTAGCGCCTTGTGTCGCTCCTCGCGTGCCGCCCCGATCGGCCCGCCGAACACGATGAATTCTCGCAGTTGTCGCTCCGTGGGTTGCTCCTCGGCGAATAGTGAACCGATCGCCCAGCGCTGCGACAGCAGCAGTTCCCGCGACTCCTCTCGCTTACCCTGCGCCATGTCGAACAATTCGCGCAGCGTCCAGTCGCGCGGATCCAGCCCCACAAAGCCCGCTAACCGAAAGCCCTCAGTGACGGCGTCGCGTCCGGCGAAGACGAGGCAGACCCGCTCGCCGACGTAGCCGACTGCGCCGCACTCGATTGACCCGAAGCAATATGTTGATCGAGCCGCCGCGAAATCTCGCGTCGAATGCCCTGCCGGGTCGTCGGATCGTCCAGTTTGGCCAGCGCCAGTTCGGCCGTTTCCCGCTCGATCGCCGCGGTCTTTTCCAAGAGCGAGCGCCGCAGCGACCGCTTGCTCGCCGGGAAAAAATCCGTCACGGCCTCCATCAAGGCGACACAGGCCGCTTCGAGCGTGTCGCCGTCCAGCGCCTCCGCGAACGCGACCGCGTCTACTGTGGCATGCGCCGTGCGGTCGACCGCATCCCACAACACGTCGACCAGTAGTTCGGGATTGGCCGCCAGTCTCTCGAAGGGAGGCGCGTCCCAGCTCGCCAGATCGATGCCGTGGGCCTTGCGAATCGCCGCCAGTCGCGGAGCGGTAAATCGAATCGACCATTCGCGGCCCGAGTAATCCGTGAAAGTCTGCATGGTGCTCCTTACGCCGTAGCGTCTTCGCCAACCAAAATATAAAGCGTGCTGGCCGCCGTCGTGCTCGACTGACTGGCCTTGGTCTGCGTGATGACGTTGCCCGTGAACACGTTCGTATCGCCGCCGTTGATGTCCCAGATGCGAGACATCTTGGCCGAACCGCTCGCCGCCAGGTCGATCTCCTCGATCGTGGAGTTGCCGCTGTCTTGCATGTCGACATGGCCCAACGCCGCCGAATCGGTCGTGTTTTCTAGGAATATGCCGATCACCTCGATTGCGTCGCCGTCGATGTAGCTCGTGATCGCGGTTTGCTTGCATACGACGACGCCGGTCGTCGCCGAAGCGGGGAAGTCGTCGCCCGTGCCGCCGTCGAGCGACAGGGCGTTCGTCGAGATCGTGCCGTCCACGCCATAGCGGACCTTGTTCACGCTTGACTCGGTCCAGTAGACGTCGTACTTGCCGTTCGTCTGCCCGTGGCCCGCCGAAAGGTTGCAAGCCGCCGTATCCGCGTCGGTCTTGACCCAGCTTGTAACGGCATAAGCCAGATTCAGCGCGACCACAAACACGTTCGGATGGTCGAACGTGATGAGCGATTCGGACGCGTTGGAAAACGAGTATCCGCCCAACGCAAACGACCGTAAATTCTGTCCTTGAGGCATGGTCTGCTATCCTGTTTTGGTGTCGATGTGTTGAGCGTTTCTTGTCGCGGCTTAGCCGATCGTCGGCGAGCGCGCGGCCGATTTGGTCGGGTGTCCCTCGAAACTGTACGTCGATTCACCACGGAGGGGGAAGGCGCATTGCTTCGGGATGTAGATATCGCCGTCGAACAGCGTCGCGCCGGAATCCGTGATCTTGCACGCGATGGCCGTGCCGTTCTTCGACGCCGCGATCAGCGTGATCAGCACGGAGTCGGACGGGTCGTCAATCATCTTCCATGACACACGAGCCTTGCGTACCGTAGGATTTTCCGTCTCGATCGGCACGCTGGTCCCCGCGCCGCGAATCGTCGTATTGCCGAAGTCGTAGTCGACGTTGTAGTCCACGTCGGTCGCCTGCAAAACTTGCGTTGCAGCCGCGCTTCCGGCCGTGCCAACGTACAGTTTCTTCTGATAGCCCATCTCGTCAGCCATAACGCAGCTCCTCGCGTGAAAGTGTCCTGATTACTCGCCAATCGAACCGCGCCACGACTCCAGGAATCGCGGCGTGGCGCGCTCTAATGCCGGTCCCATGAACGGTCGTTCCGGGTAGTCCTCGCCGCGGTACTCCTCGCCGAATTCGTGCGCCGCCGCCGACACGCCGACCACGCTGAACAGCGGGCCGACAATCGCCGAATCAGGGCTCACGTCGAATCGAAACGCCCGCTTCAATTGCCCGCGTCGCGTATGTGGTGGCTCGCCTGGCTCGGAGGCGTCTTGGCTGCGTTCGATCGTCGCCGCCGCGTCCTTGCGGATGGATGCCGCTGCGTGTCCGAGGTTGCGGAACGCCGCTTCATTTGCGGCCTTCGCGATCTCGGGAAATAGCGATTCCACGCCCACCCTCATCGCCAAAAACGATCCGTTCGCATCGCGCGTTTGCGTGCTCATGCGCTGGCCTCCGCGAATTCGTAGGTCAGCGGAAACCACGCGCAGAACTGATGCGACTCGCGTAGCAAATCCCAGTCGACAACGACCCGCGTCGAGCCTTCTTTCGGCTCGCGCCAAACCGCGCCAGCGACGTCCGTCAACGCGCGGCCTTGGTGGTTCGGCCGTACTGGCATGAACACTTCAAGCACGTCGGCCGCCAGCGTGATTAGTTTCTCGACGTCGGCGTTGAGCACGAAGCCGGTCTGTGCGTCGCGATGTTCCGGCGAGAACCGCTTGCGGATTCCGATCTGGTAGTGACACATCCGCGACCAGCTCCCGCGCGAGCGAAGCGACTGCGTCCAATGCAGAGGCGCGACGTCGACGCGCAGCACGTCCAGTTCGGTTAGTTCCAGTTCGCGTTTTGACCACAGGCACTCGGATTCGAACTCATTGACGGTCAGGCTGGCCGCGTCGCGTGCCGTGCGAATCTCCGCGACGATCGCGTTGCCGATATTCGTGAATGCGCACGCCATCACGACACCTGCTTCACATGCACGCGGATCACTCGCCCATCGTCGGCCGGGTCCCAGCACTGACGGCCCGACAACGGCAGCACCTCGTATTGCTCCTCGGTGTCTTCGTCGACGATCACATCGCCCCGTTGCGGGTCGACCGCTTCGCCAGCGATCGCGTAATCCGTCGCGACGAAATCCAGGTCGAGCGACCGCACATTGACGATCGCCCCCTCACGCTGCGGCGCTTCGTACTCGCGACTCACGACGATCGCCGCCACTCCAGACGTCTCCTGTTGGCCACGTCGAATCGAATACGACTTGGCGAACTCGGCGACGTTGAAGAACGCGACCCCGAGGTCTGCGTCGAGCGAATCGGAGAACGTGCGCGACATGGGTCAGTTACGCCTTTGCGGTCGCTTCCGCTTTGGTCTTCTTGGTCTCGGTCTGTTCCGACTTCGTTTCGACAATCGGCGTGGCTTCCGGCGTCGGCACGGACTCCACGAATCTGGGGCGCTTCTTTTCGTCGAACTCGACCTCAAACAGCGCCTGCCCGATGTCGTTTCCAATCGCCGCCAACTCCTCGGCCGACAACTCGACCGGCACATCTGCCACGAACTGCACGTGACGCGATGACTTGACTTTCTTGTCCTTGCCGACCACTACGACAGTTCGGCTGAACTGCTTGGATGGCCAGTTCGGACGCAGCATGACAAAAGGCATGAACACCCTTTCACCAGTGGAACGCAACAACAGGCGACCCCGCACCGGGGCCGCCGAACTCCACGACAGGCGATTACGTGAAGGTCGTCAGGACCGCGTTCCACCAAGCCAAGTAGCCGAGGTTGTAGCGCGCGTCCGTCATGAACTTGACGTCTTTGAACTCGCGATCGTCCATGCCCTTCATCTGCCGAGCGAGCGGTCGACGGGCCTGGAACACGAACGGCTTGAGCGACTGCCCGAGATTGAGCAAATAGAACTTGGTCGCGTCGGTCAGTCCGCCGAGCGTCACGATGCGCGGCTTGTCGAGAACAATGTTCGTTTCGCCGCTCGACACGAGCTGCTTGTTGATCGCCTTATTGGCGACTTCCTCCAGGTCAGGAGGGACAAGCAGGACCAAGTTCGGCAACGGTCGAACCGTCGGCCGGATGAACAGCTTGCCCTTGTCGTTTTTGAACTGGAGCATCGCCTTCCGCGCCGCGTGATACGCCGTGCGGAACTCGTCTTCCGTCGGCGTCGTGCCCGTGGCCGCCGCTTGAGTGAGATCGTTCGACTGGCTTCCCGACTCGCCCCACGAATGGTCGGTGTCGAAGAAGTACTGCCCGTCCGAGCACGCCGTCGACTCGCCGTTGACGATCAGCGTGAGCAGTAGCTCGTCGGGATGGTGCGCGGCCTCAATGCCAAGCTGCTCCATAACTGGGGCATACATCCCCAATCGGTCGTCGTCGATGTCGTTTTTCTCGATCGCGACGGAGTTTTCCCACTCCTTGTTGGCGAGCGTGTAATCGGCCGCCCGCAAGCTCTGGAACTCGCGATCGCCAAGCCATTCACGCATCCCTGGCATCGCTCCCAGGAATCCATATTTCTCATCCGCGCCACCGCTCTGCACCATCGTGCAGACCTCGGGATAGAACGGAGCGGCGTTGTCGACCGCCATGTCGAATTTGGCGGTCAGCCCGCGAAGCGTCGCGACCGCACGTGCCGAATCAAGAGCCATGTCATAACCTCACCCCCGAGTGAAGCTGACGTATGAGAAAAAAGCCGGGGGCATTGGTGGCCACCGCCGCCCCCAGCCACTCGGGTTCTGGTTACTTCAGCCGCGCTTCGAGGTCGAGCACGCGCTGCTGTAGATTCTTGATGACGCTCAACACCGTGTTGCCTTCGTCTTGCGTTACGAAGCCATAAGGCGTCGAGGTCGTCAGGTTTTGCACCGCATAGTCCGGCGTTCCGGGCGACGTGTGCGTGATCGTCGTCAGCGGCGCGATTTCCAGCGCTCCGACGTTGGTCGGTTGGATCGATACGACGTGCTTGGTCGAGCTGACGTACCGCACGATCTTTCCGATGCGGACACTCGTCGAGCCGAGCGACAGCACGCAGGCATAGTTGTCATCGGCGTATATCGGCATTCCGACGTCCGTCTGCGCGAAACCGGTTCCGGTCAACTCGAAGTCGCCTTCGGTGTAGACCTCGACCGACTTGTCGCCCGCCGAACCGCTCGAATTGTCGGCTTCGGCGACCGCGATTCCAATGAATCCGTTCACGCCGGTTGCGGTGTCGTCGTCCGCATATCCGCTGGCGTTGATAAACACCAGCGTGCCCTCGTAGATGCGGGTCGACGCTGCCACGGGGTACGATCGCCGATCTCCGTCGGCACGCTTCACAATCTGATTCGCAGTCACGGCCATAATTCAACCCTCGGAAAATGCTGTGTGTGGTCTGAAACGCCGTCACCGGCGAACGTCCTAGCCCTTGAGGCGGCTCCTGATATACGCCTCGCGACTCACGCCCTGCCGCGCGAACACGTCGGCCGCCGCGTCATACTCCGCGCCGAACTTGTCCTCTGGCGTCGCTTTCTTCTCGCCGAGGTCGGTTCCGCCCTCGCCAATCGGCGGGTTCTTCGCGGAGAGGAATCCCGACTTCGACAGGTAATCCTGCGCCTCGGAGCGGCTGAATCCGGCCTTGAGAATCAAGTCCTTCTTCGTCGCGTCGACACCCGCCAACGAGCACAGAGCCTCGATTTGTCCGATGCGATCCAACTCGGCCCGCGCGGCGGCCTTCTCCGCGTCTCCGCTCGCCGGATTCGGCTTGGCGAACGCTTCGATTTGCGTCTTGAGTTGCGCAATCTCGGCATTCGCCGCCGCCAATTGCTCGTCCACGGTCGGAGTCGGTTTCGGTTCGGGCTTCGTCGACATTTCGTCGTCTCCCCTATGTTGCAAATAGGACTGAAGGAAAGCGCCGAACCGCGCACGAATCACATCGGCGGGGGAGTCGGCAAAAAACGTGTCTAGTAGCTCGGTCGCCTGCGCGGGAAGGTCGGCCAGATGATCGGAGTTGAGCGAGAACAGACCGCCACGTGTCGCCGCTGGTTCGTCAACCACGTCGATCGCCCGCAGCGCCTTGATCCGAATCGGAATCAGGCCGTTTTCGTCGGGCTCGATTTTGTTCATCGCCTCGCGGTCGAGCAGAGGAACGATCGATAGACCGAAGTCCTCTGGCGTCTGCTCCGCCAAGTCCAAGACATGGCTGTACAAATCGCCATTGGGGCTCGTTTTCGCGGCTTCGGACAGCGTCAAATCGACCGCCGTGTAGTCGCCATCGGGGTGCGACACGCGGCGAGCGTTCGTGGCCCGCCCGAGGTGTCGACCCATGCCGTCGTTCGACATGTTCGGATGCGTAAACCGGCTTTTTGTGCCGATATTGCGGCTATTTACCGCCTTTTCGAGCTGCGTCAGCGTCGTCGCGTCCACCTTCCACGGTCGCGCGTCGCCATCGCTCAGCGGGCCGATTTGCATGGCCTTCGCGCCGAGAATTTTGCCCTCGGATCGCACGACTTTTCCGCTCTGCGGCAGTCCATTGAGCGGCGCGGTTCGAAATAGCTCGACCGACGGAGGCGTCAATACGCTGGTCATGTCGTCACCTCGACGGCTGGGTCTTGGATTGGCTGCGTCGGCGTCGAGTCAGGCGTTGCGTTCGGCGACGGCTTCGTGGTTTCGATGCCCGCCGCCTCGAACAGTCGCTTTTCGCGTTGCCGCCGCGCGATGAAGTCTTCGAGGTCGTGGCCTCGCTTGCCGAGCTTGTCTTCGACCGTGGCCAATCCGCCTTCGATCTCGGCAATGTCAGCGTCGACTTCTTCGCCGGGGTTTAGCGCGTACTCCCACGCCGGCGCGATCCATACGTGCCGCGTGAATTCCCACGGGGCTTGGATGTAGAGTCGCGGGTCAATGTCGATCTCGCCGACGATGACACCTTCCTCGACCATGCGCGCCCACACTCGGCTAAGCCACTGTTCGCGCATGATGCGTTGCGACACTTGGGTCGAACGCTTCGCGTCGGCGAGCACCAGACGGCCCGCCGCGAACGACAGTCCGTTCCAGTTTTTCACTACCATTTCGTAGGGCCAGTTGATGGCCGCCGCTACGCGGCGGTAGTTCCACTCCATGAACGGCGTGAAGCCAGATCCGGGCCGCTGCGGCGTCGCGAAACTGACTTGCTCGCCGGGGTCAAGGTGCCGAATCGTGCCAGGCACAATGTCTTCCATGCGACGGCCAGACGATGCCGTGCCGTTGCTCGACCCATAGGCAGAATCGAACCCTGAAATCTGGCTCGGCGCGATAAACGCCGCGAAGCACGCTTCAACCTGAGCGGCCAGAATCGTGGCCTCGTCGTAGTCTTTGGCGTCCTTGGCCCGATTCATGGCGCGACAGAGCGTCATCAGGCCCCGAGACTGCTCAGCCACCAGCGGCTCGAACACGTGCAGCACTCGAGCGGCGGGGATGCGGTCGTATTTCTGGCTCACGGCCTTCGTGTCGCCGGGATGCGAGCGACGCACGTGATAGGCGACAATCACCCCGTCGGCGTCGTACTCGATTCCAAGTCGCACCAGCGGATCGCCCGAGCGTTCCGGGGGAGTCTCAACGCGCTCCGGGTCGATGACTTGCACCGCCAGCGGAATCGGCTTATCGGCCGTGCCTCGGTCACTCAAAATCGTGAACGACTCGCCGTCAAATTCGTTGTGGCGTGCCGCGATTCGCGAGCACAGCCAGAGCGACTGCCGCCCCGAGCGGCTGGCCTGAGGCTCCCAGCGTTCGTACAGACGCTCGATCTGCTGGCAGATTCCTTCGGCTTCCGTCGCGCTCAGCAGGCCCGGCGTCTCTCGGACGCGAGCTTGCGGCGTCAGACCAGTGCCGATGGTGTGGTTGACCTTCGAGTCGATCGCACCGCCCAGGGCGTCGTTCTGGTAGATGTCGCGGGCACGGTCGCGAGCCGTCTGGAGATCGAGTTCGGCCTGAGAGTCCGGCGACAGTCGTGAGATCAGCCATTTGTCGGCGCGAGTGTCGGTACGCTCGGCGGCTTCGATGCGGGCGAACGCCGTCTCGGCCGCCTCAAGTCGGCGTCGCGATGCAATGCGGCGGGCTCCCCAGTCGGGGAACACCGCCAGAATAGCCCGGTCCAACAGGCTCACGGGAGCCGAACGACTGACTCGCTTGACCTCGGTCATGGCCATTAGGCGGGCCTCCCGAGTCGAGCGAGGTTGGCCTTATCGCGGGTTGATGTGCCCGCCGCGGCATTGACCTTGGCCTCGAATATCTTGAGTTGCGCGTGAAGCGTAGGCAGATCAGCCCGCGTCAACTGCCGCCCTGAGATCGTGTACGCTTGTCCGTGTAGCGTGATTTGCGCGATCGCAGCGCGGGTGAACTCCAACAACTCGGAGTCGGTTCCAGTGCCAATCGGATTCGCAATATCAAACGCCATGCGGGCGAGGATACGCCACGCCGCACGAACTGCTAAACACCAGTCTTGCTACTGAACGCACGAACAGGGGCAAATTCAAGCGGAACAATCTGTTTGTTTTCGTTCGGCTTGTGGCCGCATGTGTCGCAGCCGAGATAGCGAATCCGAATCCGCTGCGCGAAGTTGATTCGCGTCGAGTAGACCGAGATCCGCCCTTGGCATCCTGCACACGGACACGGCTGACCGAATTCCGCCTTGGTTCCACTCATGCTCTCCTCCTGAAATCGATCCGCCGCCGCGTCATGGTTTGCGTGGTCGCGTCCTGTCGATTCGTCGCGGATTCTCGGCGGCTTGTGGCGGTCGCTGGTTGTGGCTGCACTGGCTTCGGCGCGATCGGTCGTGGCGTCGGAATCGACCGTAGACCACGAACGGAACGGGCACAGATCGCCGCGTAGGTCGCGTCAAACCAGTGGTTCGGCTTGCCCGAGTGATACCAGCCGATGACAGGCCGCTTGAATCCCTTCGCAGGTCGCGATTCGTAGGTCTCGGCGAGTACGTGCTTGGCGTAACTCAGGTGAGCATTCCGCGGCGGACGCCCGTCCACCAGTGGAGGATTGTACACCGTGAGCGCACCAGACGCCCCGCGCTCGGCAAGAAAGCCCTCATGGACCTTGAGTTTCCACGCGTCGGAATTCATTTCGCAAATCGGCAGGCCGTTAGGCCACGCGACGTGCCAATTATCGCCGACAATCATCCGCTTCGAGTCGTGCGGCTTCCGATACGACGGGATGCCCTTCGAAGGGAGCCAATCCCGATTCCCAAGCTCGGCGCAGAATCGCTGCACCGGCTGGCCGCTCCAGGCTTCATCCTTCCATCCCATGTCGATTAGCGTCAGGTCAACCTTCCATTCTTTTCCGGTCGCGTCGGCCAGCACTTGCTCTTGTAGCGCCGCGTGCCACGCCCAGAGCCCTTCGAGCACAAGCAGTTCGCAGTCCTTCGCGGCTCGCCCCTCCGTGCCGACGAACGGCCAGAAGTCGTAGTCGATGATCGCGCCGGCCGCGTTTTCGTCCCATGCAATTGTGACGTGATGCAGCCCTAGTTTTTGCACGTCTGCCGCTCTTGTCACAAGCGTTGTTCCGTCCGGCACGGTGAACCGATCGAGGCCCGACAGGCAGTTCGTCTGGATGTGGTAGGCACTGAGAACAACGCGGTCGATGTTATCGGTCTCGGCTGGCGGGTCGTTGTCGTACTCCGTCGCGACCACTTCGGCCCCGAGCTTTACAACGAGGTTGTAGTAGGCTTGTAGACTGGAGACTTCGCGCTGCGATCCGTCCGCCAGAATCGACGCATCGAACCGATGCGGATTGCCTACCACGGCGCCGGCGTCCATTTGCTCGCGACGGTCTAGATAGAACTGGTGCGATCGTCGACAGTCCGTGTCGAGGTCGACGCCCGCCTCGTCTCGCCGTTGCAAGTCGGCGATGCGAAGCTGCATGTATTCTTCCCACAAGTCGAGACGTTCGGGCGGCTTCACGAGCCAGCGGTAGCGACGCCCGCGAAACGTGGGCTTCTGTTTGGGGTCGGTCAGTTTGAAGCTCACCGCCGTGCGGCTCTGTAACGTCGTGAGGATCACGCGACCGATGGGGCTTTTCTGGCCGCCGAGACCGCCGATTGCCGCATCGATTCGCAGCTCCAGCTTGCGGGCCTGCTCCTCGCTGCGGGCCGTGTCCTCTGTATCAGGGTCGTCGACTATGGCGAGCTTGGGGCGCTTGCCCTTTTTCTTGAGTCCACGCACCGCGGCGTCGAGCCCCCTAGTTGCGATGATCGCGCCCGACGCTGGCGAGCCTGGCACGCGCGGGAATACTAGCTCGCGACCGCACCAGGAAAACGCCGTGCGGTGTCCGGCGTAGCCTTGGCCGTTGTCGTGGCGGATTCCTCGGGCGTGCTGCGTGTTCGCTCGCTGCGGCGCGCCTTCGAGTTCGCGCACCGGAACGCACACCTCGGGATAGTCGGCCAGGAGTCGTTCGTTTTCAGTGATGTAGCCGTCGAGGTCTTCGACGATGTCCTCGGCCATCTTGCCAGTCGCTGCCAAGATCACGATGTAATCACATGCCCCTTGCAGCACGTACTTGAGCCCCAGCCGTTCGGCGATGGTTGTCTTGCCGCCGCCGCGACTGCCTGCGATCGACTGGTCGCGCCCGAACCGCATGGCGTCGCCGATCGCCCCAATGATGTCGAGCTGCTCCGGCACGAAGTCGTAAGAGAACACATCCTCATTGGCGAGCCCGCAGCCGGGCCCGAAGTAGTACCGCAGCCACTCCACGTCGTTCGCTTCCAGTCGCTCCCGCCGCTCGCGGTCAGCACACGCCGGAATCTCGATCTCGCTGGCGGCTTTGCGCTGCGCTCGCTTGCGTTCGACGTCGTGCTCGCGCTCAGTTGTCGTCCGTCGCGTCGTTGCTGGCTTTGTTGCCGTGGATTCCTGCCGTTTTTTCGCCATGCACGATGCAGATTTCCCGTGAATTTCAGAGGTTTTTTGCCTATCGTCGTAAGTCTAGGCCGGACTGTGTCTTAGTGGCGCGAGCGGAGGGTGGGAAAC